GAACTGGCAAGTTGGCAAGAACGCAATACTTGGTTCGGCCCCAACAAAAAGTTAACAGCGTACGCGCTGGGGGTTCATGATGATTTGATTGCTGATGGAATTCCAGCAGGAAGCAAAGAATACTACCGACGTATTGATGCGGAAATGCAGGAAAGATTTTCAGACGTATTTGGGTCTGAGAAAACGGGGGATGCGCAAACTTCCTCGTCCAGAAGGACAAATGTTGTCGCACCGGCAACACGTAGTACTGCTCCCCGAAAGGTCGTACTTACTAAAACGCAGGTCGAAATCGCCAAGCGGTTAGGGGTTCCTTTGGAACTCTATGCTCGCAAGGTTGCGGAAGAAATGAGGAAATGAAAATGGCTGAACAAATTCGTGATAAACGTGAACTGACTACCCGTGAATCAACCACTCGTCCAACGAAGTGGTTGCCACCCCAACTTCTGCCCGATCCAAATCCGGAGCCGGGTTATGCGTTCCATTGGGTCCGTATCAGCACGCTAAACAAAGAGGATGCCACGAACATTTCGTCAAAACTCCGTGAAGGTTGGGAACCCGTCAAGGCTTCTGATCACCCTGAGATTCGAGTTTTTGGTACCGACGACAAGCGGTTCCCTGACTCGGTTCAAATTGGTGGACTGTTGCTTTGCAAAACACCTGTGGAGTTTGTTGACCAGCGGAACGCGTATTACAGCAACCAAGCTGAATCGCAGATGCAGTCAGTGGACAACACGTACATGCGCGAAAATGACCCACGGATGCCTATGTTCAAAGAACGCAGCACCAAAGTCACTTTCGGTAAAGGTATTTAAACTTTTTGAGGAGTCCTAAATGGCTTACCCCGTAATCTCGGCCCCTTATGGCCTTAAGCCGATCAATTTGATCGGTGGGCAAGTTTTCGCGGGTTCTACTCGCAGCTTGCCAATTCAGTACGGCTATGCCACGAACATCTTCTATGGTGATTTCGTGGTGTTGTCGCGTGGTTCCATTACCCGCGCAGCCGTTTCGACTGGTACTGGTGTAAACCAAGTGACCGGTATCTTCTTGGGCGTGAGTTTCACCAACCCAGTAACCAAGCAAAAGCAATTCCAGCAATTCTGGCCCGCAGGCACGCTTGCTGGCGATGCTGAAGCTATTGTGTGTGACGATCCTGACACCGTCTTCAAAGCCGTGGTGTGCTCCGCTACCACTGCTGTGGCTTCTGGTGGCTTGGCAATGATTGGTACCAACCTTTCGATGATTGACAACACTGGCAACATCAACACTGGTAACTCCGCAAACGCTGTGTTGGCTCCGTCCGACACTCCTGTTTCCACGATCTTGCCGGTTCGTTGCGTCGGTGTTGTGCCCGATACTTCTTATAGCTTCTCGGCTACAGGCAGTTCGTCTGGCGCGACCATCACCTTGACTGGTGCTGGTTCACCTCAAGCCATTCCCGTGGGCGCAAGCGTTGGTTATTTGGCCGCTAACGGCCAACTGATTAACACTGGTTCGTTTGTTGATACTGCTGCAAGCGCTGGCGCTACCAGCGTCGTGATGAACGCAGCAATCGCAGTCCCCGGCTCAGTGACCGCCATCCCAGCTTCTTCAACTGTTGTCTTTACAGTTTACCCAGAAATTCTGGTGAAGGTGAACCTGCTTGTGCATGGCTACTACAGCTCTGCCACAGCTTAATAAGGAGTAAATCATGGCTATTTCACGCGCACAACTGCTCAAAGAATTGCTTCCCGGCCTGAACGCTTTGTTCGGTCTGGAGTATGCACGCTACGGCGAAGAGCACAAAGAAATCTACGAAACCGAGTCATCGGAGCGTAGCTTTGAAGAAGAAACCAAGCTGTCGGGCTTCTCCGCTGCTCCCGTCAAGGCCGAAGGCTCCGCCATCGCTTATGACAACGCACAAGAAGCATGGACCGCTCGGTACAACCACGAAACCATCGCAATGGGCTTCTCCATCACGGAAGAGGCAGTGGAAGACAACTTGTATGACTCGTTGTCCAGCCGCTACACCAAAGCTTTGGCCCGTGGCATGGCTTACACCAAACAGGTGAAGGCCGCTGCGATCCTCAACAACGGCTTTAGCACTGCTGTCACCTACGGTGACGGTCAATCGTTGTTCTCTACTGCGCACCCCTTGGTGAACGGTGAGACAAACAGCAACCGTCCAGCCACTGCGGCCGACTTGAACGAAACATCGTTGGAAAACGCTGTTATTCAGATTGCTGCTTGGACAGACGAGCGCGGTTTGCTGATCGCTGCGAAGCCAAAGAAGTTGATCATCCCACCAGCACTGATGTTCGTTGCTACCCGTTTGTTGGAAACCAGCTTGCGTGTTGGCACAACCGACAACGATATCAACGCAATCAAGAATAACGGCTCCATCCCTGATGGCTACACCGTTAACCACTTCTTGACTGACAACAACGCTTGGTTCTTGACCACTGACGTGCCTAACGGTCTGAAGCACTTCGTTCGTACACCGCTGCAAAACAGCATGGACGGCGACTTCGACACCGGTAACGTGCGTTACAAGGCCCGCGAGCGTTATTCGTTCGGCGTGTCTGACCCGCTGGGTATCTACGGTTCACCCGGCGCTTAATTGCCGGTCCCGCAAAAAAACCACCTTCGGGTGGTTTTTTTATTGCACAAGTTTAAACGTGATGTTATATTGCACACATCCGGGTTTTCCGGTGTATCAAACTGTCCCGGCAGACGTCATGCAAGATTGATACACCTTTTACTGCATGAAGGAAAAATCATGGGATTCGCTACTCACCTCGGCCCTTGGCTGCTCGGCACTGTCAAAAACACAACCGGCACCACTGTTGGTCAGATTCGCAACATGGGCGCAACTGTTGTTACACAGACTGGCGTAACCACTGTTAACGACACCACTGCCACTACAGAATTTGTCTTGCCTGCTGGCGCACAAATTTTGGAATTTATTGTTGACATTACCACCGCTTACGCTGGTACGACTGGCAACACCATCACCATTCAAACTGCTGCTGGCAACTCTTTGGCTACCGTTGGTGGCGCTACAACCACACCTCTGGCCGTGGGCCGTGCAACTGTAACTGTTACAGGCGCACAGATCGGCACATATCTGAATGTTGGCTCAACTGATTTGGTCATTCAAGCGGTCTACGCTTGCGCTGGTACGGCCAGCGGCGGCGCTGCTACGATCACATGCGTGTACGTCGTCAGAGATTCCAGTGGCGCGGCTAACCCCAGCGCACAGCAACAGTAATTAATCTCAGGGGCTTAGGCCCCCGTTTAACAGGAGATTGATTATGTCGATGCAAACAGACGTCCGGTCAGTACACACCGAAGCCACAGGCACTGCGGTCAATTTTCGCACTCGCGTTAAGGCGTACCATTGCCTTTCTGGCGGCACTGCCGGAGATGTTATTTTTCGCGATGGCGGATCGGGCGGCACCCTTTTGTTGCAGTTCAACATTAGCACCGGCACGCAGCCAATCAACATGCTGATTCCCGGCGAAGGCATCTTGTTTAGGACTGACGTTCATGTAACGCTCCCTGCAGGCGCAAAACTCACGGTGTTCTATGGCTAAGAAGACCCCATCCCTCGCTGTCGGTCGTGGCGAAAAGCTGCCCGCCTCCAAGGGGGCTGGCCTGACGGCCAAGGGCCGCGCCAAGTACAACGCTGCGACAGGCAGTAACCTTAAAGCCCCACAGCCGCAAGGCGGCAAGCGCAAGGACTCGTTCTGCGCCCGCATGAGCGGTATGCCGGGTCCAATGAAAGACGAGAAGGGCAAACCCACTCGTAAAGCCGCGTCACTGGCGCGATGGAAGTGCTGATATGGAAATGATGCTTTGGAACGCAGCCCTGAGCGCAATCGTTGCGGTCATGGGTTTTTTGCTTAAAGGCAAGTTTGACGAGCTGGATCGTCTCAGCATCTTGCTGAACAAGACCCGCGAAGAAGTTGCTCGTGACCACATTACTCGCACCGAGTTCCGTGCGGACATGCAGCAGTTACTTGACAGGTTTGACCGTCTTGAGCGCAAGATTGACAACTTGAAAGGTCATCATGCCCAGCACGAGTAAAAAGCAACACAACTTCATGGAAGCGATTGCACATTCGCCATCGTTTGCCAAGAAAGCAGGCGTCCCACAGTCCGTGGGGAAAGAGTTCTCCAACGCGGACAAGGGCCGCAAATTTTCAAAAGGTGGCGATATGAAAAAGATGAATATGGGCGGCAGCTACGCAGATGGCGGCATGACTATGGTCAACAAAGGCGGCAAGATGGTTCCTGACTTTGCTGCTGACGGTAAAGGCAAAATGGCCAAAGGCGGCAAGGTTCACAAAGACGTAAAGATGGACAAAGCCATGATGCAAAAGGCCGTGAACAAACACGAAGGCCGCTTGCACAAAGGTCAACCCATGACCAAGCTGGCCAAGGGCGGTGCTGTTGACGGTTGTGCCACCAAAGGCAAAACCAAAGGCACCATGATCAAAATGAAAAACGGCGGCATGTGCTGAGGAGAAAATCATGAGTCCAGCAGAGAAACAAGCCCGCGAAGAGCAGGCCGACCGCAAGTCCGGCGAAGCCGCAGGCAAGCGTTATAACGCATTGTCCAGCGTAGCGCCATCTAAAGACTCGCGTGATGACGTGCGTGGTCAAAAGGGCTACAAAAAAGGCGGCATGGTTAAAAAAAGCCGTTATGAGGGCGGCGGTGAAATTGAAGACAAAGAAACAGGCTTGAAAGCGTCTAAGGGTGAGGACGTTGGGTTTTTTGAACGCCTGCGCATGGGCAATATTGACGAAGAAGGCTCTGAGGCTTACAACCGATTTGGTGCTGGTCGAGGCAAAGCCGAGCGGGCCAAAAATGTGCCCGTTGAAGATCGCGTGGCAACACCGGTAAACCGGGAAAAGCTCAAGGCAGAAGCCGCTCCAATGGACGAGTTGGAAGAAGCCAACATGCGCGAGCCAATTGCAGTCACTTCCGGCAAAAAAGCTGAACCTGATTCTTCCACAAAACTGACAACAAACCCTCCGGAATTGCCTAAGCCATCGGTAAAAATTAAGCCGATGAATTTGTCCAAGACGGACAAAAGCAACTACTCGAATGAGGGGCGCAGCAGCCCCACAACTAAGACAGGCACGAGCAACTACTCCAACGAGGGCCGTGGCCGGGAAATGAACAAAAGGCAGCAGGCCGACTACCAATTTGATTCTGTGCGGCCTACAAAAGAGCAAACGCAACAAGGTCTCGAGACCGCGTCCTCAATGATGGGTGGCGCAGGTCTAAAGGCTCTTCAGGGCTTGGCCAAAAAAGCCGCCGGGTCCACAGCGCCAAAAGCCGCCAACAGCCGCGAGCTGTCAACCGCAGTTGATGATGGCGTAACGTTTTTGGGCAAATCTGGTCGTCGTCAAGTCGGCGGTTTTCCAGAAGTCGGTGGCTCTACCGCACGTCAGTTGGCCAACAACCCAACGCGGCAGTTGCCAGCACCGCCCAAGCAAATCAGCGGCCCATCCAAGAGCGAGTTGGTTGCTAAAAACCGAGCCGCCCGCAAGACGGCCCGCAAAGAGTCCATGGACGAAGAAAACGCAGCGCGTCACGGACTTGACCGCAAAGACCCCGACTTTGACGAAAAAGCCAAAAAAGTGCGCGAGAACATCGGCGGCGATGAATTCACTTTGGGCATGAAGCGCTGCGGCAAAGTTAAATCCATGTCGAGCGGTGGAGCATCAAAGCCAGAAGTCAAAGGCTGGGGCATGGCGCGGGGCGCACGACCTGCGAAAATGAGATGAGAGCCAGTCGCGGCATGGGGGCCATCTCCCCCTCCAAAATGCCCAAAGGCAAGCGTAAAGCTCGCCGGGACAACACCGACTTCACGCAATATGCGGAAGGTGGCCCTGTTGGCTTGTATGCCAACATCAATGCAAAGAAAAAACGGATTGCCGCCGGTTCTGGTGAGAAAATGCGCAAGGTTGGAAGCAAGGGCGCTCCCACTGCGGACGCATTTATACAGTCGGCTAAAACTGCAAAGAAGTAAATTATGGCAACCTCCGGCACCACCTCTTTCAACATGGACCTCACCGAGTTGGTAGAGGAGGCGTTTGAGCGCTGTGGTGCTGAGTTGCGTACGGGTTACGACCTCCGCACGGCGCGGCGTTCACTGAACCTGCTGTTTGCTGACTGGGCCAATCGCGGCATCAACATGTGGACGTTTGAGCAGGGCACTATCCCGCTTGTTGCAGGAACTGCCACGTACGATCTTCCGGCCAATACCGTGGACTTGATGGAGCACGTTATTCGCACGGGTGCGGGATCGGCCTCAACTCAGGCCGACTTGACCATCACGCGCATCAGCGTTTCCACCTACGCCACCATCCCCAACAAACTGCAGCAAGCCCGCCCCATTCAGGTTTGGATTGAGCGTTTGCAGCCAAACCCACGAATTACTGTCTGGCCTGTGCCGGACAACACAACGCCCTACACGTTTGTGTACTGGAGACTTGTGCGAATTGATGACGCTGGCAACGGTGTAAACACCATGGATGTGCCGTTCCGGTTTTTGAATTGCATGGTGGCGGGGCTGGCTTACTATCTGGCGTTGAAGATTCCAAATGGCACACAGCGACTTGAAGTGCTTAAAGCTCAATACGACGAGGCATGGGACTTAGCCAGCTCCGAAGACCGCGAGAAAGCTGCGGTTCGATTTGTTCCGCGCCATATGTACATCGGTGGTGGGGGCACATAATGTCCAACCGATTTGCGTCAGGCCCAAAGGCCATTGCCATGTGCGATATTTGTGGGTTCCAATTCAAACTCAAGGAACTCAAGACGCAGATCGTCAAGACCAAGCCCGTGAACGACCGCGTGTGCAAAGAGTGCTGGTCGCCCGACCATCCGCAGTTGCAGCTTGGCATGTATCCTGTGGATGACCCGCAGGCGCTGCGTAACCCACGCCGGGACACAACGTACGTGACCGCAGGTACAAACGCAAATGGCAACCTCACCGGCGGCTCCCGCGATATCCAGTGGGGATGGGCCCCGGTAGGTGGGGCCAGTAGTTTTGACGCATTGTTGACGCCGAATTATTTGTCGGCAACGACATTTGTTGGTACAGTAACAACTTCTTGAAGGAGCTCATTATGGCATTCACAAAATCCGCAGACGGCGTCGCCAAAAAAGGCAAAACAGACGCCAAAGTCATGGCCAATGATGGCCCTAAAGTTGCACCTAAAACCATGGGCAAGAAAAGCGCTGGCGTGACCAGCGAGGCCATGATGAAGGTTGGCCGCAATATGGCCCGTGTAAACAATCAGAAGGGTGGCTAATCATGGCCAAATTCAGTCAAAAAATGATGGGCAAAGAAGTCGGCCCTGCCAGCGTTTACGCCGAACCGCACACCATGAAGGGTAGTCCGGTTACGGAGCAGCGTGCAAACCGCAGTGATGCCAAGACCGTCAACATGTCCGTCGGAAACATTAAAAAAGACCCAGAGGGCCAGCCTGTAAAAACCAGCGGCATCAAAGTGCGCGGCACTGGCGCGGCCACCAAAGGCTTGATGGCCCGAGGCCCGATGGCTTAAACCATGACGTACAACGAACTCGTCACTGCGGTTCAGGACTACTGTGAGAACACGTTTCTTACGGTAGACATGAACACGTTCATCAGGCAGGCCGAGCAGCGCATCTACAACACTGTTCAGATCGCCAACCTGCGAAAAAACATGACGGGCACGCTGTCCGCAAACAACAAATACTTGGCATGCCCGCCTGACTTTTTGTCAACTTATTCGCTGGCAGTGGTAGACGCAGATGGCAACTACCAGTACCTGTTGAACAAGGATGTCAACTTTATCCGTGAAGCGTATCCCAACCCCTCGGACACGGGCTTGCCAAAGCACTACGCTATTTTTGGGCCCGCTTCAAATGCTGTAACAGAGTTGTCCTTTATTCTTGGCCCAACGCCAAGCACAAACTTCGCTGTTGAACTTCATTTCTACTATTACCCAGAATCCATCGTGACGGCTGGAACCACTTGGCTGGGTGACAACTTTGACTCCGCTCTGCTTAACGGAACAATGGTCGAGGCCATTCGGTTCATGAAGGGTGAGCAGGATATGGTCAAGCTTTACCAAGACATGTACATCCAGTCTATTGGCCTGCTCAAGAACTTGGGCGACGGCAAGCAGCGGATGGACGCCTACCGTGATGGTCAAGTCAGGTTGCCAGTGTCATGAGTATTGTCCAAACACAAACCACCAGCTTCAAAGCGGAGCTGTATCAGGCCATACACAACCTGCTGACCGACACGTTGAAAATTGCGCTGTACAACGCCAGCGCCAATTTAAACGAAGCCACCACCGTGTATAGCTCAGCCAACGAGGTGTCTGGTGGTGGCTACACCGCCGGAGGCGTTACCTTAACCGGCGTGACGATTAATTCCGACGGTTACACGGCCTACGTCAACTTTAACAACGTGGCGTTTGGTGCAGCGGTGACGGCGCGATGCGCCCTGATTTACAATGCCAGCAAGTTTAATAAGTCGATTGCCGTGCTGGATTTTGGGTCTGACAAGACTTCAACCAGTTTTACTATCACCATGCCAGCAAACACCGCGACAGCGGCGCTGATCCGATCCTCAAATTAAGGAGCCATCATGTCCATTGAAAAAACCAAATCCACCGACACCGTGTCCAGCGGCCTGATTGCTGGTGCAAAACCCGAAGAGCAGATGACCGCCTTGGGCTACTTCACCATCCAGTGCTTTGACAAAAATGGCAAGTTGAAGTGGGAAGACGCCAATCACAACTTGGTGGTCAACACCGGGTTGCAGTACATGTGCGGCACTGCCCTGACCAACGTGACGCAGGTAACCTCTTGGTTTGTGGGCTTGATTACAGGTCCCAGTTCTGGCACCACAATTGCTGCTGGCGATACCATGGCTTCGCATGCCGGTTGGACTGAAGCCGTGCCCTACAGCAACGCTACGCGCCCTGCTTGCACGTTTGCTACTGCCACTACGAACAACCCTTCGGTTGCGACCAATTCGGTTTCCCCGGCCTCGTTTAGCATCAATGCCACCGCCACCGTGGCCGGTGCGTTTTTGTCTAACGGCAGCGCCAAAAGCCCAAATGCCGGACACAACACGGGCACGCTGTTCTCCGCTGCGGATTTCTCCGCTCCCGGCGACCGCTCGGTGGCTTCTGGTGACACATTGAACGTAACGTACACGCTCAGCTTGGCAGGTTGATATGTGGTCGGTGGCCCCCACCACAAGGTACGTCTACAACGGCGTCAACTCAGCAATCTATGTGGCCGACACAGGCCAAGGATTGCCTCGTCACGAGCATACCTTTGCCCACACCACGGTCTGCATTCAAGGCCGCATGGTTGTCCGCAAAGAGGGTAAAGAGCTTGAGTTGACTCCAGCAGATTCGCCTTTGCTTCTGACAGCAAACGAGTGGCATGAAATTGAGGCATTACAGCCAAACACGATTTTTATGAATCAGTCCTCTATGGGCGAGGTGGTCTGATGGCTATCATTGCTGTTGTACGCGCTTCAGACAACGAGTTGGTTGAAACTATTGTGGCAAGCATGGGCGACTACTGCCCCGAGGGTTTTTATTTTGTTGAGCTACCCCCTGACCACACATGGCATCAAGGACGGATTGTTGACAAAATGGCATTGCTGACAGGCAACAAAGGCTTGGTGGAGTTCTAATGCCAATCATTGTTCTTACATCAGGAACGCAGTGGTTTGTTCCACCCGATTGCCAAACAGCCACCATTGAAGCTATTGGCGCTGGCGTAGGCGCTACATTAAATAGCCACGGCGGTTCTTACGCTAAATCTACAGGGGTGACATTAACTCCCGGCTCTTACGTCAATATTAATATACCTGCTGGTGCCGCTGGAGGTACTACGTGGCTTAACAAAGCTAATCAACCTAAATATACTCCTGCTAAAGTATATTGGTCAGGAACTCAATTTGTTGCGCTTGACCCCACGAACAACATTATTACTAGCCCGGATGCAGTAGCTTGGACGCAAAAGCCGGGTGCTTTAACTTATTTGGGAATTTCTGCAGGTGGCGGGGCGTCGCCACCTGTAGTAACCGCAAATAATGATTTAATTTTTGCGGCATCTTATGACCAACCAAGTGGTTCTATAAAAAGCACATACTCCATCAATGGCGGTACCACATGGAATGCCGGAACTACATTTAGCTCAAACTTCGTTGTTACAGGTTTAAGTTTTTTGAACGGCGCATTTGTAATAATAGTTAGAACCAATACATCTGGGGTATACACGCAATACACAAGTTCAGACGCTATAACATGGACTCAAACCCAAACATATACTGAACCGTCAGGAACTTCTCCTTTTGTTTATTTTCCGGGCATAAACAGATCAATTTTTGCGAACAGCTTATATGCAAACGTAGGGCAGACGCGTATATCAGGATCACTTGCCGAACTCGTAGGTTCTTCTTCAACTTTGGGCGGTATTCAAACTTTAAGTAACCCAACAGGAGGAAGTCTACCAATTAACGGAATTGCCTATGGGAATGGCTTGTGGGTAATAACTACAAGCGATGGTTTTTGTAATAACGGAGCTATTTATACAGCTACAAGCCCTACTGGTCCTTGGACGTTACGCACTTCTGGAACAAGTAATTATATTAGCAGTATTGTTTTTGACGGCACAAAATTTATTGTGTCTGAAGCAAAGCGCGTACTAACAAGTACAAATGGTATAACTTGGACTATATACAATTTGCCTTTTAATAACAGTAGTTTCCAGTCTACACCAAATTTAGTTGTTTCTGGCTCTGCAACTTATGCGTGTTCATCTAATGAAGGTATTGCAAAAACTACAGACAACGGAACCACTTGGACAAAAATCCTCTCGGGGACTGGTGCTCCGGTTGTATCTACCAATGGAGTGACCGCTGCAGGCGGCGCTATAACCCCAACAAGCCAACAAGCAAATAGCGTTTTTACCGCTGAAGCAGGTAATTTTTTCCAAGGCGGGACTTCTGGTAACGGCGACACTGGTTGTTGCGGCATTATTATTGTAAGTGCTGGCGGCGGCGGCGCGGGGCCAGATGGAAAAGGCGGGAATGGCGGCAACTACGCGGCCGTTGGCGCTGGAGGTGGTGGTGCTGCTAACTACGGCACTGCTAACACCAACGGGAATGGACAAAATGGCTCCAATGCCCCTTTTAAAGCTGGTGATGGTGGTATTAGTCGAACCGGAAACCCCGGTGGTGTTGGATTTGTATTTAACGGAACACCTCAAAGCGGAGGAAGCGGCACAAACGGCTCTGGCGGCGGCGGCGCTACCGCAGACGGAGTAGGTAGCGCAGGTAATGGCGGCGCTGGAAGTGTAGAGCCTGTTTGGACTGATTTTTCTGGCGCTACTCACGGCCCCGGCTCTGGTGGCGGGGGGTCGTACTATACCCTTAGCAATGCGGGTCTTGCAGGTGGCCCCGGTGGTGGCGGTCGTGGCACATTCGGCCAAGGCATTATTGTCATTACCTATACTTCAGCACCAGTCAGCGGAAGATACATACAGGTTCTTACATCTTCACAGACCGTTTACGTTTCACCGGGGACAACCACGATTGATTCTGAAGCCATTGGCCCCGGTTCTAACGGCGGTGTTGGCAATCAAAACGGTGGCGGTGGTGGCGCATATGCAAAATCAAGCGCAATAACAGGATTTACTCTTGGTGGTCCCGCTTTTGCAAACGTACCTGCGGCCAGCGCATATGGATCGACTGCCAATAGCTGGTTTAATTTTGTTTCAAACTCTCAGCCGATAAGCTCATCGCAGGGTGTTCTGGCGATAGGCGCAAATAGTGCTACTGGGGGAGGCGCAGGTTCATTAGGTTCTATTGTGGCTTACAACGGAGGTAACGGCGGCAATTCTGTTCCCGGAACCCGTCAAAAAGGCGGGGGCGGCGGCGCAGCCGCAGGGCCATTGGGTATTGGTTTTTCTGGTGGTAATGGCAGAAATAACTCAGGCACTGGTGGCGGCGGCGGTGGCGGAGGCACAAGCGGCTCACCTGCAGCTGCTGGTGTAATAGGTGGAACAAGTAACGGCGGTGCCGGGGGCCAATCCTCAGGCGTTCCTTCCCCCGTACCTCCCGGCCCTGCTGTTTCCTCTGCTGTTGGCGGCGCTGGAGGCACTACTTCGGCTAATGCTGGTAACGGCACAAACGGCTCTGGTGGCGGTGGCGGTGGTCCAGCGGCCCCAGCAACAGGTTTTGGACGAGGCGGTAACGGCAGCACTCTGCCTTACTGGACACTTGGCGGCGTAGTTTATGGCCCCGGTTCAGGTGGTGGTGGTGGTGGTCAGGGGGGAACAACAACACTAATCAACCCCGGTGGCAACGCAGGCACATACGGCGGCGGCGGTGGCGCAACAGGGCAATTTCCTTCCGCAACCACAGGCGGGGGCTTAGGCGGTCAAGGTCTTGTTGTTCTTACCTACACTGTGGTTGCGAGCGGCACAACATTCACAGGCACAGTCTCTGAAACAGCCACAGGCACTGACACTATCTCCGCTGCTTTTGGCAGTTCTGTGTATGCGGTCACCATCACCGAAACCGCCACGGGCACGGACGCAGTTAGCGGCGGCGGCACTTTCTTCACGTCTATTATAGAGTCCGTCACGGCCACGGACAGTTTTGCGGTAATTATCAGGCTTGATGCGGCCACGGCAGAAACAGCTACGGCAACTGATATTGCCGAAGCTGTTGTACTCACAATCGTAACTGCGTCCGTAAACGAACAAGTCTCCGCAGTTGACGTTGTGGTTGTTGCGCCGTCCACACTTAACGTATCCGTTGCTGAAGTTGCCACGGCGTTAGAGTCTTTGGCGTCTGGCGATACGTACAACGTGCAGTTTGTGGACTCCACTACGGCTACAGATACCGCGCAACGTGTAGTCCTTTTTGTGGGTGCCATAGTTGAACAAGCCGCAGCATCGGACGTTGCGGAAGCTATTGTTGCCTTTACAACCCGAGTCCTTGAGACCACAGCCGCTACGGATGTGACGCTGGTGGCTCCTTCAACGTCCGTAGCACGGGTTTCCGAAGCCATAGTCGCGCTGGATTCTTTAGGAACGCAAGTCTCATTCGATGCGCAGTTTGCCGACCTTGCCACAGTGTTTGATGCGGTGTCTAACGCAAACCTTTGGAATCTAATTGATGACAGCCAGACTGCAAACTGGCAAAATGTGGCCAATACACAGACGCCAACGTGGACTGATGTTACCACTGGCCCCAATCCGGGCTGGACCGACGTAAACCAATAAGGAAAATCTATGCCAACCGCATTTACCTCCCTGCTTGGGCTGGCGCTACCAGTTCAAGGCGAAGAAACTGGCCAATGGGGCAATCTCGTCAATACGTCGATTACCAGTTTGGTGGACACGGCGGTTGCGGGCACCACCACAATCGTGACCGACATAGACGTAACTTTGACTTCGTCTACGGGTATTGCAGACCAAGCACGAGCAGCCGTCATTTTGCTCACCGGGTCACGGGCTGCCCTTCGCACTGTAACGGCTCCAGCCCGCAGCAAGGTGTACGTGGTGATCAATGCCACAACAGGGGCTGCAACGCAATTTGTTGGGGCGGGCCCAACAACAGGGGTCACTATTCCAAACGGCGTCAAGGCGCTTGTGGCTTGGAACGGCTCCGACTTTGTAATTGTTTCTGCCACAACCGTTGCACTGACCGACATTACGGGGCTGGGCACCGGCGTTTCCACGTTCCTTGGAACACCGAGCAGCGCAAATCTGGCTGCGGCCGTAACGGGCGAAACCGGAAGCGGTGCCTTGGTTTTTGGAACGGGCCCAACTCTTAGCAGCTGCACAATCTCTTCAGCTTTAAACCTTTCTGGCTTGGCAAACGCCAGCGCTACGGGGGCAATTACCTTAACACTCACTGTAGATACACGCCTAACACTTGTCGGTAATGTAACTCTTACAGCACCCTCTCCAACCGGCAGCACGGCTTTGATGTATATCCGAATCAAGCAGGACGCAACCGGCGGCAGGACGGTTTCTTGGTCTGGGGTTTTGTGGCCCGGTGGAACGGCTCCGACCATGTCGTCTGGAGCAAATAAATCGGACCTTTACCTGTTGTACAAGGACGTAGCCTCTAACACATGGCTTGGCTCCGTCCTTGGCCAAAATTATTGATTTGTAAACAAAAGGAGTTAAACATGAAAGCATATATTCTTGACCGAGCCAAAGAGCCATCCACATGGCGCGGCGTCATCTTGTTGCTGACGGCAATTGGAGTTCCGGTTGCCCCTGCCATTGCGGAAGCCATCATCTCTGTCGGCCTTGCGCTGGCTGGCGCTGTTGGCGTGTTCACCGCTGACAAATGAAATCGAATTTTGAACCTGCTCTGCAAGCCGTCCTTCACCACGAAGGCGGCTTTGTCAACCACCCAGATGATCCCGGAGGGATGACCAATCTTGGCGTCACCAAAGCGGTCTGGAGTGCGTGGGTTGGCCACGAGGTCGATGAGAAGGCTATGCGGGCTCTCACGCCCGAGAGAGTGGCTCTTTTGTACAAGGCCAAGTATTGGGACAAAATCAAAGGCGACGATTTACCTGACGGGGTGGACTACGCTGTTTTTGATGCTGCTGTAAACAGCGGTCCGGGTCGCGCTGCCAAATGGTTGCAAGCATGCGTTGGCGTTGAGCAGGATGGGGGTATTGGCCCCAAGACACTGGCTGCCGTAGCCAAGTTTGACCCCAAAGTTTTGGTTGAGGACTACGCCAAACGCCGTCTATCCTTCTTGATGGATTTGCCACATTGGGGTACATTTGGTAAGGGCTGGAGCCGCCGCGTGGCGGACGTGCAAACTACAGCCTCATCCATGACCGCGTGAGGTAAACCGTGCCGCTCAAGAAACTTCTCCTCAAAGCCGGATGCAATCAAGAAAATACCCGATACACCAACGAAAACGGCTGGTGGTCAGGTGACAAGATTCGCTTTCGCCAAGGCACGCCTGAAAAAATTGGCGGGTGGGCTCGAATTTCGGGGGATACTTTTCTTGGTTTTTGTAGCTCGCTGTGGAGTTGGGTGACATTGGGCGGCGCAAACTTGCTGGGCGTCGGCACCAATTTGAAGTTTTACGTTTCGCTTGGAGGCGCGTACTACGACATCACGCCCATCCGTGAAACGGTTACGTTAACCGGACCGTTTGCCGCAACCATTGGCTCATCCATCATCACGGTTACCGATGCGGCGCACGGGTGCATTACTGGAGATTTTGTTACCTTCAGCGGAGCTACAGGGCTTGGCGGCACCGTGACGGCAGCAGTGCTCAATGCGCAGTACCAAGTTACCGTGGTGAACGCAAACAGCTACACAATCACTGTTGCTGTTACTGCCAACGGCTTTGACTCGGGCAACGGCGGCACCGTAACGGCGGCGTATCAAATCAATACCGCTCCGTCAACGGTAGGCTCTATTACCGGCTGGGGCGCAGGCGGGTGGGGGCTTGGGTCTTGGGGGATCGGCGGAACCTCAACTACGGCTATCCGGCAGTGGAGCCAAAACAACTTTGGCGAGGACTTGATATTTGGCCCCGTCGGCGGCGGGATTTATTACTGGACCAACGCAGGCGGCGTAGGGACTCGCGCAGTGCTGGCCTCCAGCCTTGGCGGAGCCGTCACATTTACAAGCGCAAGCCCCACGTTGGTCACGGCCACCCGTTCTTTTACTGCCGGTACGCCCGTGCAGTTCAACACAACCACCTCGCTGCCAACAGGCGTAACCGCTGGTACGACATACTACGTAACAAGCCCAAGCGGCTTGACGTTTAACATAGCGGACAGCTCGGGCACGCTAATTAACACCGCTTCGACCGGGTCAAGTGTTTACATTTCGCAACTCGTAGATGTCCCCATAGTCCAAAACCACCTGCTCGTGTCAGACGCCTCTCGGTTTGTGTTTGCGTTTGGGGCGAACGATTACGGCTCCAACGTACAAAACCCCATGCTGCTGCGCTGGTCGGATCAGGAATCCGTGACCGACTGGACACCGGCAGCCACCAACCAAGCGGGCAGCTTGCTGCTGTCACACGGCTCAAAAATTGTCACCGCGCTACAGGCCCGGCAAGAGGTGCTGGTATTCACGGATTCGTCTTTGTACTCTTTGCAGTATCTGGGCGCTCCGGCTGTTTGGGGTTCCCAGTTGTTGGGCGACAACCTATCCATCGTGGGGTTAAATGGCGCAACTGTTGCCTCTGGCGTTATTTACTGGATGGGCGTGGACAAGTTCTACAAATACGACGGCCGCGTTCAAACGCTGCGTTGCGATTTGCGCCAATACATCTACAACGACATCAACCTGACGCAGTCTGATCAGTTCTTTGCTGGCACCAACGAAGGCTTCAACGAAGTCTGGTGGTTTTACTGCAGCGCCAACTCCATTGTTATTGACCGATACGTGGTGTTTAACTACACCGAAAACAATGGCGAAGGGGTTTGGTATTACGGCAATATAGCCCGCACGGCATGGCTTGACTCTGGGCTGTTAAATACCCCAATTGCTGCTACGTACGCAAACAATCTTGTGTTTCATGAGGTCGGGGTGGACGACAACATAACCGGCACGCCTCAGCCTATCTACGCGTACATCAGCTCGGCCGAGTTTGACATTGACGACGGCGACCACTTCGGTTTTGTGTGGCGCATGCTGCCGGACATTACGTTCCGTGGGTCTACGATTACCAGCCCGCAAGCCACCATGACGCTAACCCCAATGCAGAACTCAGGGTCTGGGTACAACAACCCAACGTCCGTTGCGGGCAGCGACAACGCCCTTGTTACGCGCACAGCCACAGTGCCAATTGAGCAGTTTACGGGGCAGGTTTATGTCCGTGTGCGCGGACGCCAGATGATTTTGGAAATTGAGTCAAACCAGCTTGGCTGCACTTGGCAGCTGGGCTCCCCTCGAATTGACATCAGGCAGGACGGGAGACGTTGATATGGGTATGTTTTCAACCGCAACTGCCCCGCGCCTGCCAGCTGCGCCTTTTGCGTACAGTGAACCGTACATGTCGGGCGTGCTCAACGTGCTGGTCTTGTATTTTCAGCAGCTCAACGGCGTGCAGCCCATCAATGTGGCAAGGCTCAACATCAACATTAACACCTTGCCAACGCAAGCAGACTTGGCTACCCTTCGAGAAGGTGACGTGTACAGAGACACCTCCGCAGGCAACGTGCTGAAAGTAAAAGTATGACACCCGACAAAATCCTTGAGAAAGTTATAGAAAAAGGCCAATTCCCCGGAATGGCTGTGGGTAACTTGCGTGCCGCAATAAACAATAACACTGAAAAGGGTGGCGGGTATTTACGTCAGGGCAATACGCTTTTTATGTATAAAATGACAGACCCTAAAACCTTAGATTTTTATTGTTTTAGCATTGATAAACCCCAAAAATTAGCCAAAAATTTAGAGGACGTTTTTAGTTTATTTAAAAAATTTGGGGTTAAAAAAGCAATTACGCCGTATGACCAAGAAGCAACTAAACTGGCGTTTGACATAATTGCTGAAAAATTTAAAGTCAAAATATTAAATGAGCCTGCAGGTGTAGAAATTGAAGTGGAGTTGTAATGGCAAGCATTTTTACAGATCCCCTTCGGTGGTTTGAGGACACAGTTAGAGCGTTTGATAATGCTATCAAGCCGATTGCTAATACAATCCAAAGGGTTACCTCTGACCCAAAAGCCATGTTGGCTTTTGCGTCATTTATTGTGCCGGGTTTGGGCCCTGCAGTTGGCGCGTACATAACATCGGCACTTGGGGTTACTGCGGGCGCAGGGCTTAGTGCTGCCACCTTGGCCACAATTAACGCGGGTATAGGCTCCACCCTGATCAATACCGTTGCCAACGGAGGAGACCTTGAAAAAGCCGTCAGAACTACTGCTGCAACGTACCTCGGGGCGGAGGCAGGCGCTTATATAAAGAAAGCGGAAGTTTTTAACAGCCATGCGCTCAATAAAATAATTGAAAACGTAGGAACTGAAGCAACCAAAGCGATAGTCAATGGAACTCCTGCGGAAGACGCTATCCGAAGCGCGTTGATTTCAGAGGGGGCAAATTACGTCGTTGAAAAGATGCCGGGCATCCCATACCAGCTTCAACACAGTATAAAAACTAACTTTGCAAAAGCAGCCGCAGGGAAGCCAACAGATCAACTCTTAGACGGCGCATTTTTAGAATCCTTGGTGCGGGGCACTGTTGTTGACTATGGTATATCAAATATACCCGGTCTTAACAAAATGGGGAAGATACCCGGCACTGAGGTTGACGCAAAGCAATTTGTTACCACGCTGATTAAAGATCAGATTGAAGGAAAATCATTAAACACAACAATTATTAACTACGCAGTTTCTGAGGCAGCAAGGGAGTTTAAAAAGACCGTTGTAAATCAAATTTCAAACGGGGAAACTCTAAAGACGTTTAGCGGAGGTGAGTTTGGTGAGCGTGAACTGACAGAGGCGGAGATTAACAGAATCTATAACGCTGGCCTGTACGGTGGCTATGAAGCTGAGTTTGATGCTGTTGCAGAAGAGGCAAACACACGCGCAAATAACGACTACATAATTACAAAAAATCATACAGCCAGTGACTTGGCGTACGCTAATCCTTCTGAAATTGACGAAATCATACAACGTGCTGAGGTGGATATTCCAGATGAGTTTGCAGCTGGGTTGGTGGGAAAGTCAGAGGCGTACGTTACGGATTTTGTGGCTGATTTTGAAGCGGGCCTTGATGCGGCTGTAGATACGTTTGTTGAAGAAACTGGGCGTGTTCCCACGGAACAAGAACTATTAGATGCACTTGGGTTTGACCCAGCTAGGCCACGCTTTGGGAAGCCCGAAGATTTTGCTGGTGTTGTAGATAAAAACCTCACTTCCAGCGACGAGTTTAAGGATTTATTCCAAAAAACGGTTGGAAGAGAGCCAACTGCTGCGGAGTTTGGCTCCCTGTACGACGCAGACGTAGCGGAGCCCGATACCGCTAGGGTGACCAAAGTAGTCGACAATACACTTAAATATTTAAAAGAAAATGGTATCGAAGACGATGGCTCTTTGGCTTTTGAGTTGGCCCTGCGTTACCCTGAATTAAGCAGCCCCGCATATACGTACGCCCGTATGTATAAGAAGCTAAAAGAAGAGGGCATGCCAACTGACAGCGATACTGTAATTGGGCTTGAGACAACTACGGACGTTAACAAATATATTGCCGATAATGACGCAAAGTACACATCTCCAAAAGAAGCTTACGCGCTGTACAAAAAAGAAACAGGCGACACTGCAACCCCAGAGCTGGTTGCAGACTACATTGGCAAATCTGAAGCGGACGCAGCTTCCCTCCTCGATAAAAACTACACCAACTTAGAAGAGGCGCGGGCGCTATATACCGCAGAAACAGGAAAAAATGCCAACTTTATAGACTTGGACAACTACATTGGCAAGTCTGAAGACGCGGCCCTGCGTGAAATTGACCAAGCATACTCTTCCGAATCAGAGGCGGGGGCAATATACAAGGACCTTTTTGACAGAGAACCAACAACAGCCGAATTGGCTCAGTTTATTGGCATACCAGAATCAGATTTGCAAGGTCGTGTTAGTGCGGCCCGTCAAGCTGAAATAGACCGAGAAGACGATGGTTTTGGGGGGATGATACCTAGTACAACTTTAGCGGACAAAACAAAAGCAAAAGCGCTGTACAGGGAAATCTTTGGCAAAACCGCAACCGTAGCCGAATACACGCCGTATATTGGCATGCCAGAGAACTTTGCTAAAGCCGCCATTCAAGGCGCGGAGTACGATTTTATAGAGCGCACCCTTGAAGGCAAGGGGTTGACAGTCGACGACGAAACCGTAAAACAGCTGGCCGACACTGCGGGTGCGGCGCTAACAAACGCAAATAATTACGCCACCGCAGTAACGCGTCTTACTGCGGAAGGGATGCCAACGGACCCGGCCACGGCCGTCGGTTTGCTTAGCTCGTCAAAATTAAGTGCGTACGTTAGAAACAATGATGCGCGGTACACCTCTTCAGCAGAAGCTGCTGATTTATACAAAGCGGAAACAGGTGGGGCTGGAAGTCAAACTAATTTTCAGGCGTATATTGGTATGCCCGAAGACGAGGTTAGGTCGCAGTTCGATCAAGGGTTTACCACCACAAGAGAAGCGCAAGATATCTACAGGGCGGAAAGGGGAAAGAGCGCTACCGCCCATGACGTTTACTACATGGTCGGTAAACCAGAAGCGGAAGTAACTTCCATACTTGATGCAGGTTACACCTCCGCATGGGAAGCTGAAGCACTCTACATGGATATTTACGGCCGCTACCCAACAACAACACAACTATCACAATTTTTAGGTAAACCGGAAGCCGAAGTAACCTCAGAATTAGAACGGTTGTTTGAAGTTGATCAGAAAGCGGAAGTTACGCGCAAAGCGGAGGAGGCGCGTATAGCAGATGAGACGCGCAAAGCGGAGGAAGACCGCGTGGCGAAAGTTGCAGCTCTGGACGATGAGTTTGGCGACTACCAAGGCGCGATTGACAGAAACGCCAGTGCTGCAACCAAGATTGCATATGGGGATGCGTACAACGGCGCTCGCAATCTTGCCAAACTTGAGGGCAGAGACCCAGACAAGGCGCTGTTCTCTTGGACCGACCCCAAGACTGGCGTGACTGGCAAATACGTGGCTCTTTCTCGGGACAAACTCAAAGCTCAAGAGGCGGCAGATAAAGCACGCAAAGACATGGTGCGCGTGTATCCAGACACAAGCAACTACTCAAACGAAGGGCGCAACAACCCCGCCCCCAAGACAGACACAAGCAACTACTCAAACGAGGGGCGCAGCAGGCCCGCTAACGCAGAAAACATTTACATCAATACCAAAACTGGCGATATTGTTGAAGACGATAGGGTTTATGACGCTTTGGGCAATTTGATGAGTGGCACTATTGGTACTGCCGACGACGACACAGTTGTAGCCGCAATGTCAACTGCTGTAGGCTCAGCCATCCGCACCGGGCTTGATGTGGGCGCTGGCCTGATTAAAAGCGGCGGAAGCATTATTGAGACTGCTGGAACCATCTACGGTTTGTTTGGCGGCGACATGGATAACGCCGCTGTCAAGACCGGCGCTCAAATAAAAGCTGCGGTTGACAGCATGCGGTCCAATGAGTTTAAGGCCGACCAAAAGCTTATGAACGACGCCATTAAGAAAGCTGGCGGCGAAAGTGAATGGCTGGCCGCGTGGGAAACCGCAAAGCAATATGGCATGAACCCGATACAAACTGCGGCTTTTGTTGTGGAGCAGGGCGTGAGTTTGTTGGTTGGTGGCGGCGCAATGATGGTGGCCAGAGGTTTGGGCGCTGGCTTGGCAGTAGCTGAGACAGCATCTTTGGCGGCAGGCGCTTTGATTCAGGGCGGAAGCGTTGCAAAAGAAACTTATGATGAGTTGAAGAAACAAGACGTACCGGAAGATGAGGCGAAGGACCGTGCGCGTGCTGTTTTGGGGATAAGTAGTGTTGTTTCCGCAATTGCAAACAAGTACATTCCCGGCGCAATGTCCAATGAACAAATTTTTGCAGCCAAAACAGCAATTGCGACATCCCTCAAAACCGCACTTAAAGGAGAAATGTCCGCTGAGTTGGTTGAAGAAACGGCGGGCAAAATTGCCAGCAACATCGCAACCGGCAAACCTTGGTCCTCGGAGCTGGGTACTACAGCCGTGCAAGCATTGATTGGAAGCGGTGTTGTTACTGGCTTAACGCACACCAATCAAGGACCTCTTGACCCAGTTAACTCCACCCCGCCAACGCCATTTGATAACGTTACTGCAGATCAAATTGACGACGTGGTTGATGGTTTCAAAGCCAAAGGCTACACACCGACTCAGCAGGACTTGGTTAAAGTTCTTCAAAATGCACCTAACGCATCTGGCGCAGACCTTAAAAAAGCTGCATCCGAATATGCGCAAGACACAAAAGACTCGGCGGCGGCAAAAGAAGACCCGTTGAAGTTTTTGAAGGATTCGGGTCTTGACGATAACTTTGAACGCGCCTTGCAAGAAGACCCTGCTGCGGCCCAAGAGTTCCTGACTCAACTGGAAGCTGGCAATCCAAAGGCTGCGGTTGGCGCTTTAAACACCACCTATTCGGATCAGGCTGCCGCCGAAGCCAAGGCTGCCGCAGATGCCGCCGCCGCCAAAGCCAAGGCTGCTGCCGATGCTCAAGCCGCTGCGGAAGCTGCTGCTGCCGCCTCTAAAGCCGCCGCTGAAAAGGCCGAGGCAGATGCTAGGGCTGCCGCTGCAAAGGCTGCTGCAGAAGCAAAGGCTGCTGCGGAGGCTCAAGCAAAAGCCAAAGCCGAGGCAGATGCCGCCGCCGCTGCCGCCAAAAAGGCCAAAGAAGAGGCTGACGCCAAAGCCGCTGCGGACGCCAAAGCCGCCGCCGAAGCCAAGGCTGCCGCAGATGCCGCTGCCGCCAAGGCTGCCAAGGATGCCGCTGATGCTGCCGCTGCAAAAGCTGCTGCAGAAGCAAAGGCTGCCGCCGAAAAAGCTGCTGCAGAGGCTAAGGCTGCGGCAGAGGCCAAAGCTGCTGCGGACGCCGCTGCCGAAAAAGCTGCCGCAGAAGCCAAAGCTGCTGCCGAAAAAGCTGCCGCAGAAGCCAAAGCCGCCGAAGAGGCCAAGGCCGCTGCAGAGGCAAAAGCTACTGCTGAAAAAGCCGAAGCCGACGCTAAGGCTAAGGCGGATGCCAAGGCTGCGGCAGAGGCTAAGGCTGCTGCTGAAAAAGCTGCTGCTGATGCAGAGGCTGCACGTTTGGCGGCAGAGGAGAGCGCCCGAGTAGCAGAGCAAACTCGCTTGGCCGAGGAGGCTCGCGTTGCGGAGGAGGCGCGTGTAGCCGCCCAAAAAGAAGCCGACCGGCAGGCTCAACTGGCAGCGGAGGCAAAAGCTAGGCAAGATGCGGAAGAGGCAGCCAAAGCGGAAGAATTGCGCCGGATTGCTCAAGAAGAGGCTGACGCCAAAGCCGCAGAAATAGAACGTGCTCGTGTAGCCGAAGAGCAGCGACAGGCAGAAATTGAGGTGGAAAAGGTGCGCGTAGCCGAGCAAGAGCGCATAGCAGAGGAGGCTCGCGTGGCAAAACAAGCCCGCTTGGCCGAAGAAGCTCGCTTAGCGGAAGAGGCGCGTGCGGCTGCGCAGGCAGAGGCGGATCGTCAGGCGCAACTGGCTGAGGACGCAAGAATAAGGGCGGATGAGGAAGCTCGAGCTCAAGCCGAAGAGTTGCGTCGGTTGGCCCAAGAGGAGGCGGACAAGAAGGCAGAAGAGGCGGCACGCGCCCAAGCCGAAGCCGAGCGTCAGGCTGAAATCGAAAGACAAGCTGAAGCTGAACGTCAGGCAGAAATTGAAAGGCAGGCAGAGGCCGAACGAGTGGCAGAAGCCAAGCGTCAAGCTGATGCCAAGGCCGCAGAAGACGCTCGCCTTGCAGAAGAGGCGCGTGTGGCCGAGGAGCAGCGGCAGGCAGAGGCTCGGAAGCAGGCTGAAGTAAAGGCGGCGGAAGATGCCCGTATTGCAGCCCAAGCTGAAGCTGATCGCCAAGCTCAGTTGGCCGCAGATGCGCAAGCTGCAAAAGATGCTGAAGCCGCCGCTCAGGCAGAAGAGTTGCGCCGTATTGCGCAGGAGGAGGCTGACGCACGCGCCGCCGAACTAGAGCGGATTAGGCTTGAGGCTGAAACCAAGCCGCCTGTTACACCCCCAACTGAACCCGTGGTTACGCCTCCGGTTGATCCTGTGGTGACGCCCCCAACTGATCCCGAGCTGGAAAAAGTTTTGGAGGAAGGAACCGATCCCGTTACGGAAGAGGATTTAAACGACATTTTGAACCCCACCCCTCCGGTGAATCCGCCAGTCACGCCTCCAGTTGACCCCGTTGTCACTCCCGACACCGGAACTACGCCCGACATTGACACCAATCCGGACATTGACACCAATCCGGACATTGACACCAATCCGGACACCGACACCAATCCGGACATTGACACCAATCCGGACATTGACACCAATCCGGACATTGACACCAATCCGGACATTGACACCAATCCGGATATAGGTATAAACCCTGACATCAACCCCAATCCGGATATCAACCCAAATCCGGACATCGTCGATGAACCTGATTTAGAACCCGATACCGATACCAATCCAGACCCCGATACTGGCGTTAATCCAGACCCCGATACTGGCGTTAATCCAGACCCCGATCCGGACACTGATCCTGAATTGCCACCGCCAGTTGACCCTAATCCGGTTGACCCTAAGCCGGTCAATCCAAAACCAGTCAATCCAAAACCAGTCAATCCAAAGCCAGTCAATCCGAAGCCGGTCGAAAATTTACCCGATCTGGCGTCTTTGATAAGTTTATTGGGAATATCTCAAACTCCCGGTAGTAGCTCTAGCCCAACCGGGCTTGCAGATATACAATTGATGGAAGAAATCTTTGGTTTGAACCTCTTTGCCAGAGACCCCGGCAGCATTTCAGTGAAAGACGCTGCAGCGGGAAAGCGAAACTTTAACAACGGTGGGTCAATCGAAGACCTGCTGCACCTTCTGAGGGGTTGATATGGATGAGTATGACGAATTTGGTGATTTGCAGGGCGCAATAGACGTTCAAAGCGACGACGACGCCAACAGCATTACCGATAGTGAAAATATTGATAACGGTACTGACAGCTCTGATGATAGCTCTGATGATAGCTCTGATGATAGCTCTAACCCCACAGAAGACGACGTTCTGCCTATTGGTGTGCGAACCAGTATGGGCGAGGGAATGTGGGCCACACGGAACGCCGATGGTTCTGTTTTGTACGAAGACCCCGATGGCAGCACCTACACCAAAACTAACAGTGGCAATTACATTACCGGCACTGGTAGCTCTGCCGTTACTTACAACCCAAGCACCGGCACATTTACTGATTCCGCCGGAAATCCTTTGACGGTTGGCTCTGGTTTTAACATTCCAAAACAATTTCAAAATTTGTTTAAAACAAACGGCGAATACGATGTTGGAAAAATATTGCCTTTGCTTGGTGGCGGTCTTGCGGCACTAAAATCCAACAACCGCACGCAGCCTGCGGGTTACCAAGGCAAAATCCCCACATACACAGCCACGCGTCAAGCGCCGGGTATTGGCCAGTTGTTAAGCGGCAATGCCTTGTTTAAGACGCCAGACAAAACGACAACAAATGCTGACGGGACAGTCACCACAACTCCGGGGACGGTAATTAACCCCAACACAGCAGCGCCAGCTACAGGTGTTGCACCCCCGCCAAGAGAAGAAGCAGTTGTGACAAAAGCCAAAGGCGGAGCTCTGGAGTCCGGCGGGTTTGTCATCCCTGCAGACGTTGTATCTCACATTGGCAACGGCAGCAGCGCGGCTGGCCTGCGCCTTCTGGCTCAACGCTACGGCGCAACCCCAATCAAGGGTAAAGGCGACGGCATGAGCGACTCAATCCGAACTACCATCGACGGGCGGCAACCTGCCCGTGTGGCTAATGAGGAGGCTCGTTTGACCAAGTCTCAAGTACAAGCCGCTGGCGGCGCACAAAAACTCTATGCCATGATGGAAAAGATTCGCGAGGCCCGTACCGGCTCCAAACAGCAGGGCAGGCAGATCGACCCCCGCAAGTACATGCCCGGCGGCTCCATTGGTTACGCCAATGGAGGTGCAGTGCCGCGCTACGAAACGGGCGGCACCACAAAACTTCCCGCAGGCACTACCGGCACGGAATCCAACCTGTCCAACTGGGCTGGTGAATACGTCACCGACATGTTGGGCAAGGGCAAAGCCCTGTCTGAAATGCCTTTTGAGCAGTACAAAGGCCCATTGACCGCTGGCGCTTCAGACTTGCAAAACAAGGTCTCCACAGGCCTGCAAGGCCTCACCTTCCCCAGTAATCTGGGTAGCAGTTTTAGTTCTACCACCGCACCCACAATTGGCGCGGATGGACAACCCACTGGCGGCGGTGGCATTGCCTCCAACTACATGAACCCGTACCTGTCTTCTGTGCTCAATCCGCAGTTGGCAGAGATGCGCCGTCAGGCGGAGATTAACAACCTGTCCGGCGTTGGCAATCTGACAAAATCCGGCGCTTTTGGCGGGGGCCGTCAGGCCATCATGCAGTCTGAAGCTGGGCGCAATCTGCTTACAGAGCAGAACAAAACCATTGGCCAAGGCTACTCCAATGCATATGACAAGGCCATGCAGCAGTTCAATATTGAGCAGGGTCAAGCAAAAGACTTGGCGGGGCTTATGGCCAACCAAGGCGCGGTGGATCGCGGCATTACCAGCGAAGACATCGCAGCCAACAAAGCGCAGTTTGAAGAGGCCCGCCTCAACCCGTACAAGATGGTGCAGTACCAGCAGTCGCTGCTCAGCGGTTTGCCTTTGGCGGCGCAGACGTACAACCAAGCGCCAACAGACAACTTAACGCAGTTTGCAGAAGCTGCAAAAACACTTGACGGCCTGTTAAAAAATCTCAAGCAAACATAAGGACGCATCATGGCAATCAACAGCGCCCAAGGCATCGCCTCCCTGTATCGCGGCAATCCACAGCCGCTGCAGCAGAGCATCCAAAAAGAACAGCAAGCCAAACCCGGCTTTGCGCCCGACATGTTAAAAATGTTGGCCCTCCAAATCGTGAACAACGAGAAAGACGCCGCCGCAGCGCAGGCCGCCATGCAGCAACTCAAACAAATGAGCGGCCCTACCGGCCAGATGCCTACTGTGATGGCGTCTTTAGAGCAACAGGCAAAACAAAAAATACAGGCCCAACAGCAGCAGGCCCGCCAGCAGGCCGAGCAGCGCGGTCTTCCTGCGGGACTTATGGGTGTGCAGGGCGAACCACCTCAGCCCGAAGCGCAGCCGGAAGCTCAGGGCATCGACCAACTGCCAGCCGAGTTTGAGATGGCTCGCGGCGGTATTGTGGCGTTTGACTCCGGTGGTGAAGTTGATGCAGCCAAAGAAGAGGCAAGGGAGGCAATGGCTCGACTGCAATCCTACGGTCTGGCGCAGCGCAAAAATGACCCAGAGGGTTTTGAAGCGGCCCAAGCACGGGCTGCTGAGGCCAAACAAAAACTGATGGTTGCTCAATCCACTTACGCACAGGAAATGAGTGCTGCTGGCATGGACCGCCCAGTTCAGGTTACCGGTATGCCAAAGCCACGCCCACCCGAGCCAGAGAGGGGTCTTTCTGCTGCGGTTCAGCAGGCTCCCGTAGCGTCTCAGCAAGCTCCTGCAGCGCCACCACCTGAGCGAGTCAGTCCGGCGCAAGTTGAGAGGGCGGCACCGCCCGCCCCTCCGCCAATCCGACGCGAAGCTGCCCCCACTCAAGAGCGCCAGTCAACCGTTGGGGACATTGCTGCGTTGGCCAAACAAATGCAGGACAGCGTTACGCCAACCGCACCCGCCGCAGTAAGTAGTGTTCCAAAACAAATGCTAACTGACCGCATGAACTTTGACCCAGAAGCGGAAGAGGCCAAAGCAATTGCCAAACGCAAAGCCGCCTTGCCGCAAGAAGACTTGTCGCAACATGACCGCCTACTTGCGGAGTTGGAAAAGCGCAAGCAGAGTCTTGAGCCCAAGAAGGGGTACGAGGGCTTGATGGAATTCTTGGGCCAAGTTAGCGCCAATAGTCAGCCCGGTAGAGGCTCGTTTGCTTCCGGGGCGGCGGGCTCTCGCGCACTGGACGCTTTGAACCGAGAGCGTGCTACGCAGCAGTTTGAGTTGTCTAAACAGCAAATCGAGGTTTCCCAGAAGAAACTGGATTCGGTTCGCAAATACGCAGAAGACAACTACAACGTTGGCAAGGCCAAGTTTGATCAGGTGTACAGAGATAAATACGACGCAGCCAAAGAACTTCTTAACGACGAGAACGAAGCCGCCCAACAGGCCAAGCAAGAAACTCTCAAGTATTTTGAACTGGCTCAAAATCGAATTCTGGAGCAGCAGAAGATTCGCGCTCAGGCCGCAAACCGCCCATTTGACGTGCAGGGCGAACTTGCTAAGGCCGTGTTGGCTGGAGACAAACCGAGAGCCGACAAATTGCGGGAAATCCTTAGCACTGTTGGCGAGGCCAAGAGACCCGGTGCTGATACTGCTCAAGTTGAGAAGTTTGAAAAGGGCAACGTTATCGACATGATGACAATGAAGAACTTGCAAGGCAAAGCAAAGCTTACCGCCGAAGAGCGGCAAAAGCTGCAAAACTTGCAACAATCTCTGGCGTCAAAGGCTAAGGCACAAGGCATCGACCCAGCCCAGATTGGCATCATGGGTGCAACGCCAGCTTCCGCCGGGGGCATTGATCTGTCAAAATGGGGCGAATTGAAAAAGAACTGATGAGGGTTACCGATGCCTACCTACACCATAACAGCGCCTGATGGCAATTCGTATTCTATCGAGGGCCCTGAAGGTGCCACCAAGGCGGAGGTAGCTCAAGCAGTTTTGGCCAAGAACCCAGCGTCTGGTCGGCCACCATCCAAGGAGCGCACGTTTGGCGAAGCAGCCAAGGACGTGGGCGCTGGATTGGTTTCTGGCGTTGGCTCGATTGTGCAGATTCCCGGTCAGCTTTATGGTCTGGCAACAGGCAACTTTGAGAAGACCGGCTCCTTGGGCTTGGGCGAAGAAATTTCAAAGTACGGCGAAGAAATGAAGTCTGCGGGTTTAAAGGCCCGCGAAGCTGAGCGAGCAGCCAAGGTCCAAGAAGCAGAAAAAACTGGGCAGTTTGAAGCGTTTAAACAAGGCCTGTCGGAGACGATTACTGATCCAGCTCTTCTCACTTCTTTTCTTGCGGAGCAGGCCCCACAGATTCTTCCCATGCTTCTCACCGGTGGCGCAACAGCCGCCCTGACGGCCGGACGCGTTACGGCCTCCGCCTTGGCAAAGGGAGCGACCAAAGAAGCTGCCGCTGCTGCTGGCAAATCAGCCGCCACCAAAGCAGGAACTACCGCCGCTATTCAGACTGGCGCAGTCATGCAGGGAGCAGATGTTGGCTCCGGGGCGTACGACGAGATTTATGCCGAGTTGTCCAAGACCATGCCTGCAGAGCAGGCTGCAGCAGAAACCATCAACAAAGCTCGAGCGGCAGGTTTGACGGGGTACGGCCTGTCGGTTGTGGCCAATCGATTCCTGCCCGGCTCAAGTGCTTTTGAACAGATTCTTGCGGGCAAAGCAATCAAGGGCAGTCGCATCAAGTCCGGCGCTTTGACGGCGCTGAAAGAGATTCCCGGCGAAAACATCGAAGAGGTAGGCGGCAAGATTGCTCAGAACGTGGCTGCGCGTTCGGCAGGCATCGACAAAGACATCTTTGCTGGCACTGGAGAAACCGCAGCTCTTGCCACAATTGGTGGGGGCGCATTGGGTGGTGCTGCTGGTGCAGCGGCAGCTCGAAGCACTGAGCCAGAGCAGCCGGTTACGCCAGAAGCTGTTGATAGGTTTAAACAAGAAGAGGCGGAGTTCCGAAAACAGTTTGGCGCTGCGGAGCCGGTGGCCGCCCCAGAAGAACCGGTGACATCTCGTGAGCTTTCTACCGATGTAAACGTGCCGGAGCAAGAAGCACCGACGGAGCTGCCCGGTGGCTACACATTGCAGCGCAGAGAAGAGCGCAAACAGGTTCCGGAGACGTTCAACATTTTTGCCGAGGGTTCGGAAACACCGCTAACTACGGTCACCAGCCAAGAAGAGGCCGATCAGAAACTCCAGACCCTGACTCAGATTCGAGCCGAAGAGCAGGCCAAGCTGCTCAGCGAATCCGAGAAGATCAGCTCAGAGGTCCGCGCTCAACAGCGCCAGTTGGACGTTATGGAGGCCACGGGGCAAGCGGGCACTGACGAGTACATACAAGCCAAGGCTGCGTTTGAACAAAGCTCTTTGGATGCCGCGCAAAGAATTGCCGCCATCAACGACAAGATTACAGACTTCTCCAAGCCCTTGACGGCCACCCCATCCGGTAGCCGGGTTGATGTCCAGAACAAGTTCGACATGAAGCTTGGCGAAGAAGCGTCTGGCACATTCAACAGCGAAGAAGAGGCAGTGGAATACATCCGCGCTCGCCAACCAGAATTGAATGATCTGTTTAAACAAGCAGATGACGCCAAGCTTGCGGCAGCCGCAGCTCAGGAAGAGAAGGCCCGCGTTCAAACAGATGAGCGCATTCAACAGCTCGAGAAGACCCTGACCCCCCTCCTTGCAAAGTTCAACTTGCAGGATGTTGGCCTGAAGGTTGTGGAAAAGATCAAGAACAACGCTGGCGGCAGCTATCTGGACCGCCTAATTCAGGTTGCCATTGACGAGCAGAACCCCATCCAAACGATGCGCCATGAGTCCATGCACGCACTAAAGGACTTGGATTTCTTCACCCCGCAGCAATGGAACGTCTTGAAAGAGCGTGCAAACAAAGAGTGGATTAAAACGTATCTGGCGGATGTGCCGACCGAGTTCAACGGCGTGCAGATGAGCCGCCTTGATGCGTATAAACAGATGGGGTTAACGCAAGAGGAGCTGATCGAAGAGGCCATCTCTGACGCCTTTGGTGCGTACGACAAGGGAGCCACACCACCTCCCGGCATGATTGCCGCCCTGTACAAGAAGCTCAAGAACTTCTTCATGAATTTTGGCCAAGCCCTGCGTGGTGCAGGCTTTGAGTCTGCGGACGATGTGTTCCAGCGCGTTGAGCGTGGTGAGCTGAAGTCCCGCAAGCCAAAGGCCCCATCGGCAGAGAGGCTTAGCCTGCCAATCATGCGCGGCGAAGAGGTTGCCAAATTTGAGGGCCCTCCAAAAGAAGGAGAGACCGAGCCGACAAAGCTCAAACCCAGTGTTGACTTGATTGGCAAGTACTTTGACGATCAGACCAAGAAGCGCAGCGGGGCAAGACTCAACTACGCCGACAAGCAAAGCTTTGACAATGCCGTCAAAACGGCTACCGACGAAGTTAAATACCAGATGGCTAGAGAGAAGTCTGGCTTGGACTGGTACGAAGAAGACGTTAAAGAAGCGTTTAAACAAACTAAGAAATTTATCCCTGAGTTAGGCAAGGCAGACAACCGATTGCTGTTCAGCGTTATGGCTGGAATCATGTCGCCACAGACAACTGCCCGTGACAACTGGTTTATTGCTGCGAAGGCGTTTGAGCATTACCTTGCTACAAAAGACATTCCCGGCAACAACCCGGAGACCGGTGGCTTGTGGCAGGGCGGCACTCAGTCGCCCAACAAGAAAATTCAACTTGAGTTTCTTGACCGCATGGTCAAAGATATGGGGCAGAAGAAAGCTTTGGAATGGTTGTTTGGCGACCACACCGTAAAGGAAATTAACCAGTTCCGACAGAGCTACGGTAATATCAAGTCCGGTATTGATGGTAAGATTACTGATGTAAAGCCGGGGCTTTACGCCTTTGGCCCAAAGGTTGGGCCATTTGTCAACAACCTAAACGGCATCCATGACGTTACTGTTGACAAGTGGATGACCCGAACCTTCAACCGTTATTTTGGCGCAATGCTGGGGCCGGACCAAAAGATTGTTGATGTACCAACCGAGCCGCAACGTAGAGCCGTCAAGGCGCTTGTCAATGAGGTAGCAAAAAATGCAGGAATCAAGCCGTACCAAGTCCAGTCCCTCCTCTGGTTCTATGAACAGCAACTCTTCACAAAAATGGGAGTCCTCTCCCCCTCCTACGGATTCAGTGATGGAGGCAGGAAGTTTGCAGAAGCAAGAGGAAGAGGCGGTGCGCCGAGTGTCAGCACTCCTGCTCAGGCAACTGAAGGCGGGCTGAAAGATAAAAAAACAGGAGAAGCAAATGAAAGCATCAAGCCAAAACAACCAAAACTCTCCATCCAACGAGGAGGAGGACGAGAGTCTCGGGAAATTACGCCACTTGAGGGCGCTCCATCAGTCAAAGGCTTTTCGGGCCCAATCGCGGGAATTGTCGAAACAGCAGAACGATACGCCAAAGAAAACGGAATCCCGTACAAGCGACAGGCAGAGTACGTAAAGGTAGACCCCGACAGGGCAAAACGTATTGCTCAGGCGTATGAGGACATGGCTCATGCGCCGCAAGACCCCAAGGTCCGCAAGGCGTACAAAGACCTAATTCGCCAAACAACGGCCCAGTATGAGGCCCTGCTTGAGTCCGGGTACAAGTTCTGGTTTTTGGACATGTCCAAGCCGGACAACCAGAAGTACGCATCCTCGCCTTTCAACGCCTTGCGCGACCTGAAGGACAACAAAGAGATGGGCGTTTTTCCAACCAATGATGGTTTTGGAAGCGGCGCAGATTTCGACCCGAAAGCAAATCCGCTTTTGGCGACAACTGAGTTTGAGTGGCCAACCGGGGGCCCGGACGGCCCTATGCAGCCAGTCCTTGCAAACGACCTATTCCGCGCTGTGCATGACGCTTTTGGTCATGGCATTGAGGGTGCTGGCTTCCGCGCTGAAGGCGAAGAGAATGCTTGGCAGGCACACGCAAGACTGTTTACAGGGCCCGCCCTCGGAGCAATCACATCCGAAACTCGCGGGCAAAACAGTTGGCTCAACTACGGCCCATCCGGAGAGACCAACCGCACGGCAAAGGTTGAGGACACTGTCTTTGCCGATCAGAAGACCGGACTCATGCCAGAGTGGACATGGCAAGAGGGCCTGTCTGACGATGAGACAAAGTTCAGTTTGCGCACCAGCTTCCCAACGGCTAGGGAAGCTGAAGATGCGGCCTACGACAAGGCACCGCCATCAACCAAAGAGTTTAAACAGTTCTTTGGTGCAAGCACTATCATGGATGAGGGTCGCCCTCAGCCCATGTACCACGGTTCTGCCAGTGGGTTTGACACGTTCAGCGAAGCTAAGCCAATTTTCATCAGCCCCGATCCAGACTTTGCGGAACAGTTTGCAGAGGACAGGGCCAAGGACGAGGGTAAGTCATCGGACGAGATGCGCATTTACCCGCTATGGGTACGCGCAGAGACTCCGTTTGATTACGAAAACAAAGACCACGCCGCGATGGTGGCCGAGAAGATTATTGCTGATCAAAAGCTGGAAACGGAAAATTCCGCTGTACGACTCAAGAAATCCACGCCCAAGGTCAGCACCTTTAAGAAGGAGATTGCTGGCGGCTTGTGGTCCACAATTGAAGACCCCGTTGTTCAGGATGCACTGAAGTCGATGGGCTTTGATTCGTTCTACGTGCAGGAGTACGGCAACAAGAACCTTGCTGTGTTTAAAGCTGAGCAGGTCAAGTCCATCACCGGCAACATTGGCGACTTCAGTCTTGAGTCAAAAAACATGCGGTTCAGTCTGCCCAGCATTCCGGCTCAGGTCAGTACCCGTATTGGCGAAACAACGTTTAAACGAGAAGAGAAGAACTGGGTTAAAAACTTGATGGAGGCCATAACTCCAACAAGCGCAGCCCAGTTCCGGGCCCAGTACCTCAACCGCTACAACCAGATGTCTGTCTACGACAAGGCTCTGACAAAGCAGATGGGCGGGGTCAAGCTGCTGGCAGAGCAAAGCGCAGAGATGGGCGCATTGATGTCCGACCTTGGTAGTGGCATCTCCGCATCTGCCATGGGTATTGGCGACCGCAACGGCGGCATCCCGGTCTTCCGCAACGGCATCACAACCATCGACCGAAGAACCAAGGGCTTGATTGCATCCTTGGCTCCGCTGGCTGCGTACAACGACCCAGCGGTTTACCAGCGTTATCAATATTGGGCGATGGTTAAGCGTGGTGTACGTTTAAACAGAGAAGGCAAGGACACCGGCATCGACACAGCAGACGTGGCGTTTGCAAAGCTTTTGGAGCAAAAGCACCCTGAGTTTGTCAGCGTTCAGAAAGACTTGATTGCTTTCAACAACGGCTTGGTTCAGTACATGGTGGACACTGGCGTGCTCTCCAAAGAGCGCGGCTACATTTACACGAAGCACGCAGACTACATCCCCTTCTATCGCCAGATGGACGGCGAGAAGACTGTCGGGCCAAACCTGTTCCAGTCGCTGTCTGGGGTCAAGCCACCGAAAGCACTCAAGGGTAAAGACGCAGCCGAAGCACCGATTGCCGATTTCCTCGAGACCATGGTGCGCAACACCCAGTCAGCCATTCAGGCTGGCGTTAAGAACGCAGCAGCCCAAAGAGCCATTGGTGTAGCCACTCAGGTGCAAGCGCCGGGCATGGGAGCTACGCGTTTAAACGTAGCAAGCACAGCCCCTAACGTTATCAATATTTTGGAAAAGGGCCAAATCGTTTCCTATGAAACGCCAGACCCGTTGCTGATCAACGCCATGATGAGCTTGAACCAGTCCGAGCTGCCGTTCATGGGCATCATCTCTGCGCCAGCAAACTTGCTCCGCACCTTGGTGACCAAGGAGCCGGGGTTCATGATGGCCAACTTGGTTCGTGATTCACTGTCTGCGTGGGTAACGTCAGGTGTTTCAATGACGCCTATCGCAGGAACGGTCATCAATTTCGGTAAGGCCTTGGTTTCAATGACGCCTATCGCAGGAACGGTCAAGTCTCCCGGCTTTGAAGCCCTGATGGATGCCGGTATTCTTGGCGGCTATGAGTTCAGCGCCAACGTGGAGCAGTCGGGCCTCAAGCTGCAAAAGGACTTGGAAGTCAAGGCGGGCAAGAAAGCCCCGCTGGCCTTGCGTCCGTTTAAATCGGTGTGGGACGCCTTGGAAAAAGGCACGACCGCATCCGACGCTGCAACCCGAGTCTTGGTTTATGAGCGGGTATTGGCTGAGACAGGCAGCGAAGCCGAGGCTTTGGGCCGAGCACTGGAAGTGATGAACTTCCACCGCAAGGGCAGCTCTCCCTTGATTCGCGTCTTGACCGCCGCAGTCCCCTTCTTCAACGCCCGTCTGCAGGGTCTGGACCTGTTCTATCGCGCCTCCACAGGCAACATGAACAACAAGGACTCTGCAGCCATTCAGCGTCAGTTCTTTGTGCGCGGCATGACCATGATGGCCCTGTCGGTTGCCTACTGGTTTGCCGTCTCTGATGACGAGGAGTACCAGAAGCAGGAGCAGGAGACCAAAGACAACAACTGGATCATCCCCGCAATCGGCGCAAAGATACCAATCCCGTTTGAAGTGGGTGTGTTGTTTAAACTTATCCCTGAGCGGATTGCTGCATACATCTTCGGGAACGACACCGGGCAGGATTTAAAGGACGCCATGTTCCGATCTGCCATGTCCACGTTCGCCTTTAACCCAGTCCCTCAGGCGGTGAAGCCAGTCTTTGAAGCCGCCTACAACTTCAACACCTTTACGTGGAGGCCAATCGTAGGTCAGGGGATGGAGGAGGTAGCCCCTCAATTTCAAACTGGCCCCGGCACATCCAACGTATCCAACGCCATCGGGAAGGCGCTGGGCCTGTCGCCCATGAAGGTTGACCATGTGCTTAAGGGTTACACGGGAACGCTAGGCATGTACGGCATTGACGTACTGGACGCAGTGATGGATCAGTTTGGGGACAGCCCAAAGCCGTCTAAGCGCTTTGAGCAAATGCCTGTGTTGAAACGCTTCTTGGTAGACCCCGAGGCACGCGGCAACGTAACTCAGTACTACCAACTCAAAGATGCCGTTGACACAGTCGTAAGAACCATGAACCTGCTGGAGAAGACTAGCGAGTCAGATGAGTATCTGGAGTACCTACAGGACAACATAGGGACTTTGGCCGTCAAGGACTACGTCTCTGACACAGAGAGGGTGATGAAGACGTTGCGGGAGGCCAAGGTGGCTATCCGCTCGTCCGGTATGACTGCGGATGAGAAACGGGACGCGCTGACTGAAATCGGTCAGGCAGAGAACGCCGTCACCTCTCAAATTCAAGAAATCAAGAAGCTGATTTCAGACCAATAACGTCGTTCTCAAAGAGCCAGCCTATCGTTGACCGGTGGGCTGCCTCCCACATGTTTACACGTTCTTGTTTGGACATCTTTGCGCCTTGATCCAGCTCGGCGTGGCAGCGAAAGCACAGGGCGGCAATCCTGTAGTCGTGAGCCTTGAGGCCCCTTCCTTTGCCGTCAATCAACTGGTTTGAGTGAGCAGCCACAACAGTGCCATCCTGAGCCCCGCAGTGCTGACAGGGACACTCTCTGACGGCCTTTAAAAGTTTTTCGTTTCTATACATCATTTGTAATAAATCCTTAACAACATGCGATTCCAATAGCACAATGATTACTCGTGTTGACATCCGCAAAGAGTCCGTACAAGAAAGATTGTCGGCGCTTCAAAACATTTGCTTGCCCAATGATGCACCAATTAATACAAATTTTGGATGTTGGTGGATTGCTTCTCAGGATGGCAGGGATATTGGTTTTGCGGGTCTTGTCCGCACCGTTAGCTGGACTGATTGTGGTTATCTTTGCCGTGCTGGCGTTGTACATGATTCTCGTGGACAAGGACTACAGAAA